CCTGAAGGCTAACTGAACCTGCTTAGAGTAAATAACTGGGGAGAAATTACCATTAGGCAGATTACCATAACCTGCTGCAGTTTTAAATGCCATTTTTATCTCCATTGAAATAAACAAATGTGTATACTAAATACACAACAAAGTTACTCGTCATCGGCTAATAGTGTTAGAGGTTGTGTGTCTAGTAGCTATTTAAACACAGGCTCATACCATCAGGTAGGCTTTCAAGTTTAGTGTGAGTGCGAGTGTCCTAGAAAAGGGGTCACACTCCTAGTTACATATAGTTATATTCATAAATAACTATTTGTCAATACTTTTATCTAGCAGAACCAGAGACATCGTAAATAAAGTTACCTGCTCTGATTGCTTCCATAATTGCATCTGAATTAGCTTCGTACTCATCTGCACTCATTCTTTGTATATCAGACTCTCTAATCATAGAGTTTTTGTTTTCAGTGTCTGGAATAGTTTTTTGAGTTTTAGTCGAGATTGCTTTAGCAGCTTCTTTGCTACTATTGACCTTTTCTTTTGAGCTAATGTTTCTATCTGCTTTATATAGGTCAATGGCTCTTGCTGCTGACCTTGCATCTTCACTATTCTCATATAATGCATCCTGTATCCATTTAGGTTGTTCGTCTGCCCATTCGTGAAAGTCATCACTTTCTCTTATATTTACAAAGTCAGGGTGAATTTGTAATAACTCTACTTCTGCTCTCTCTTTTGTAGTCTGTGCATTTAAGTCATCAATCTCTTTTATTCTTTTTTCTAAAGCATGAGATTGTTCTTTAGCTTTTTTTATAGCTATAGTTTCTATAATAGCCGCTACATCAGGATAGTCTTTTGCCCATGTTTCTATTTCAGCTTCTGTCTTAGGTAACTTGATTTCTTTTTTAGTAGCTTTTTCTAACTGTCCTTTTAATTCATCAAGTTGCTTTTGAAACTCTTTTTCTTTTTCTTGGGAGTGTCTTCGTAAATCTCCATAACGCTTTTTAAAAGTTTTTTCTTCAGCATTCTTCGGTTTCTCCTCATCCTCTGCTTTCTCTTCTGTAACAGGTTCTTCAGTTTCACCTTCAGCTTGTTTCTTTAATAGTTCTAGTTCTTCCTCATCTTTTTTTATTCTATCTTCATGAGTAGAACGCTTGTCCATAAATGCTGTTTTCTTTGGTGTAGCATCTACCACCATCTCTTGTGCTTGTTCAGCCATTTTATTTTCTCCTTGGGGTTATCGTAGCCAATTATTGTTGGGGGATAAGTAGCCATCTACTGTGGGTTATTAACGTGAAGCTAACCCACCTCGCTTCATCTTCTTAACTTTAGGTTTAGGTTTTTTTATAAAGCCACCGACAGCAGTAGAGTAACCTACGTCACCCATACCACCCATGCCTGAATCACGACCTGAACTGCCTCCGTCACTATCGCCACCTCCATCGCCCATAGACCTTCCTGCTTCTCTACCTGTTACTCTTCCTTGTCTTTCGGCTCTGTCTTGTTCCTCTTGTCTTCTTTTAGCTTCAGCTTCTCGTTTAGCTTTTTCTTCAGCAGCTTTTCTAGCTTCACCTGCTTTACGTTGTGCCTCTGCTATCGCAGCTTGTCTAGCTTTTTCTGCTACTGCTTTTTGTCTTTCTGCTTCTTCTTCTCTAGCCTTTTTGTCTGCAATTAGACCTGATGTTTTTACTTTTTTAGCATCTTCAGTTAGCACAGGTCTACTTCTCTTTATTCCAAATGGATTATCTTTTACTATATCTGTGTCTATCTTTTCTATACCTATGGCATCTAAATAAGCCTGTGCTCTTGCCCTATCCTTTGGACTAGCAGATTCCTTAGTAGCTACTCTCTGTGCATCTGCTACACCACCCATAAAACCTGAAGATGCCATAGCAGAGAAACCTCTACCTGCAGCAGAAAAGCTACTGTACGAAACACTGCCATCATCATTTTCAGATTGACCATATATATTATATGTTGCACCTGTTTTTGGGTCTATCTCTCCCGGTTTAAAACCTTTTCTAAATGTAGGCTCTACTCCTAAATATGTTGTGGCATCTTCATAGTTTCTACCATATACTGCTTGAGATAAAGAATTTAAATCTGAATATTGGTCTTGGTCTCTTTCTTCACCTGACATTCCTTCGTACTGCTGTTCAAACGCACTTATTATATTGTTAAATGCATCTGTTTGTGGCTTTCCTAGACCTAAACCTTGACCACCCATGAGTCTGCTACCTGCATCATAAGCACCTGCAACCATTCCAAGTGGACCTCCTGCTACTCCTAGCATACCTGAAGCTAAATTTCTAGCAAAGGTACTAGAACCTTTAGCTGAATCTATAGCATCTATTACAGCTAGTCCTCTTTGTGATTCTGACATTTTACCAAAACTATCTTTTATTTTTTCGGTAGATTGACCACCGAACCTTGTATCTATTAAAGAATTATCAGTGCCTCTAACCTGACTAGTGCCTGATAAAATATCAGAGTCTCCACCTTCATCTACAGGCTCTCTTACAGTAGCACTTTCTACCACAGGTTTTTCTACTTCAGCTTTTTCTTCTACATATTCTGTATAACCTTCAGGTATAGGATATATAGGTTTATCATTTATGAAAGGTATAAATAACTTTTGTCCTGCTGCATTTCTATATTCCTTTGTAACAGGTCTTTGACCTTGACTTGGTATAAGAGTTTGAAACGAAGGACCTGTTGTTTTAGGGGGTGTTACAGGTGCGACAGGAGGTATAGCTGTTTGATTCTGTGGAACAAAAGGTCTGAAAGGTGCTGTTGTCTGTGCGTAGTTTTGAAAGTAAGATGGTGTTGAGGCTATGTTAGTAGGAACTTGATATGTTCCTGTACCTGCCAATCCACCTGTCTGCATTTCAATTTGTTCTCCTGCAATTCGTGGAGATGGCATAGATTGACCTGCGATATTCATAAGTCCACCCTCTGACATTTCTATATCGTTTACATCAAAGGGTAAGTCATCAGGCATAGTAGCTTCTTCTGAATTACCTAGCTGACCCATCTTGTCCATAGTGTTAATGCCTTGTTTCGCCTGTTGTCGTAGATTCATCAGCTTTTCTAAGCCATGATATCTTACAACATCTGCAGGTAATACAAACTCACCTTCACTTAATCTAGCAGGTATATCATCTCTCACTTCTTCTGCAGTGGATGCTTTAGGTATTTCATTTCCTGATACAGGGTCTTTCTTAGCAGTAGACTTTGCCATGCCAATATCACCAAACATTTCTAACTGTTGTGCTTCTAAGCTCTTTCTAGGAGCACCCCCTATATTCATATCTAATAAACCCTTACTTCTTTGTTCTGCTTTTTTATCTCCCTCTTCTGGTGAATCAGATACTGCTACTGGTTTTATTTTTCCTTTTCTAAATAAATCTATGGCTTCTTTATCTTCTAATATTTTACCTTTATACACAGTGGGTATTGTATACTCTTTACCATCCATCTCAACACCAATAGTTTTTTCAGAAACTAGCTCACCTTCATCTGTTTTATACACAGATTTACCTGCCTTAGATTTAAGTTTTGTCTTTTCCATTAACTTCTTCCCTTAGTAATTTAAGTTTTTGCAAAGTGTGTATACTACCTTGTGCTCTATGAACAGTTATTATATCACTAGCCTGTTCTAATAGTTTATGTTGTTTGCTAATAAGTTCGTCTAAATACTTATTGAAGTGGTGCTGATGGCTGACCATCGGCTTGAGGTTGCCCAGTATCTGTTTGTCCACCTTTATTATCTCCTGTAAATCCTTGCTCTTGTGGTAAAGGAACTTGTCCTGTTCCTATAGTTCCACCACCTGCTCCTGTTGGGTCAGCAGGATTTGCTCCTGCAGGTGCTTGAGGTTGTTGTTGGGGTTGAGGTTGCTGTCCTCTAAACTCTTTTAATAGCTCTGCTTGTATTGCAGCTTCTCTCATATCATTCGTTACTTTTTCAGGGTCTAAATCCATAGCCTTTGCTATCTCTCTAATAATATAATCAAACTTAGCAAAAGGTGCTAATGAAGGATTAGATGCTACTTGTAAGAATCCCATCAGTCTTTGTGACCTGACTTCGTTAGCCATTAGACTTTCTGTTCCTCTTGCCCTTACTTCTAAGTCACCTTTTATATCAGGGTCAAAATTAAATTGCATATTAAATCTAAATAATCCTTCACCTAATGGTTTTAATAAGTAATCATCTACATTTTTAATAACAGTTTTAATACTACCTGATGCAGCATTCATTAACATAGATATACCTGATGCAGTTCTTCCCACCCCTGATACACCTGTCTGACCATGAGCAAAAGATGGTAATCCTGTGCTTTCATCAGCTAACTGTCTTGCCTTATCAAACAGTTGCATGTTTTCGTTAGATACATTTGGAAACTTTGTACCAAATATAGCCTGACCCGGTGCTCCACCCTGTCTTCTAAATATTTTACCCGGATATACAGATAAGTCTTGACCCGGAACTAGATTTGTTTCATCTACCTCTATAAGCAAATTACCTGATAATACAGCATTATCTACAGCCATTCTCATAAAACCATTCATAAGAGTTTGCGTATCATCCATGTTCTCTGCTAAACCTACACCAAAGAATGAATATGGGTTTAATTCATATGGTGCAGCAGAGTAAGGTATCTTAGCAGGTTTAAAAGGATTTAATACAACTCTTAGTAATCTTCCATTACAAACCCATATATTAGCTTGTAGTTCTTCAAAGTTTTGTAAGTCTTTAGGTATATCAATATCTTGGTCTAAGAGCATATCAGTATCTATCATACCCCAATACTCTAGAACCTCAAATCTCTCTACATAATTTTCTTGATTATAATCTGTTAAATCATCTTCCCAATATTTCTTAACATAATTCTCGCCATCACCTATAACTTCTTCAATAACTTTTTCACGAAAGAAAGGTCTTCTTTTTAGAGAACGTAACTCTGTTCTTGACATCTTGTGTCGTTCAATAACAAATTGTGCTTGGTCTATATTTGTAGAGTCAGGGTCAGGATAAAAATTCCAAACAGAAACATTAGTTACTTGTGGAATAGTTTTAAATACAGGACTATAAACACCCTCATCATTCCAATTAGGATATTCTTTATCAACTGCAAAAGGTCCTTTCATAACCCCTGTGCCAAACAATGACATTTCAAAAGCAGTGCTTCTTAAATGTTTATTAGCATTTGATTCTTGTAATTGGTCTATGATTTGTTTTTCCATAGATTTAGCTGCAATCATAGCAGGACTAAATGTTATGGCTGTTGGCGTTTTCCCTGCTTCGCCTTTAAGGTTTTCAATGCCTTCCAAGTCTTCTTGTATAGGACCAAGACCTTCCTGTAAAGTTTTTGCAGTTGCACCTTTAGGTAATTCTTTCCCATCTCCCATGAAACCATAAGGAGATGAGAGGTCATCCAATTTGTCACGTATTTCTTCAGGTTCTTTAGGGTCGAAACTAACATCTTTCAATACTCCTTCAGGTAATTCCGTTGGCTCTATACTTATAGGAAATTTATTCCCAGCAAATAAAACGTCTACTATTTGCCCATACGCAGCCAAAGTTTTAGTTTTTGTAATTTTAATAAATACTCTAGACTTTTCAGCTTCAGTAAACTGAACATCAGGTCCATATAAACCTCTATAATTTCTATAAGCTCTTACCCATCTAAGTTCATCTTCATATCTATAATCTTCAGACTTTTTAAACTTAGCCATAACATAATCTACCATGTTACTGACTGGATAATCTGTCTCATCTGTTTTGTCAGAATCTTCTAAAGCTATCGCTTCATCTTCTAACATTATTTCTTCTTCTGCCATATTAATATCCAAACGTTGCATCAGCTACAGGCATACTACTTTTTGGTCTACCCATAGGCTCATAGTCAAATATACTAAATCTAGGTCTTGACATTATACCATATCTTAAAGCATCATACAAGTGGTCTTCTGCTTTAGTATCCACATCTTCAGGATTCTTTTTATCTAAAGGTATAGCAGGTAACTGTGAGATTGTTTCTGTGCAAGTGTTAAAAAATACCATTCTTGGCTCTTCAGTAAACTCGTCAACTTGTAATCTTCTATGTATTTCATTCTTACCTGAAACTCTACTTCCTCTACTTCTATCTGATGGTCTAAAGCGACATCCCTTCATAATCATTTGTTCAGCTAGTGAAGGTCCTGTATCACCACGTTTATGCCATAACGAACTATCTAATACACCATACTTAATATTGCCATCTTCTGCTTCTGCATCTAGTATCATATCTGCCAAATCTGTGGCAAGGACTTTAGAAACATACAACTCTCTATATACAACAATCTGCTCATCTGGAGAAACAGCAAACCACAACACAGCACTATAAGAACCATAACCATAATCACAAGACCTAAACTTAACCCAATTTCTTGGAATATGAAAAGGTTCAATAACGTGAGTATTCCTATCAAACTCAGTAAAAGCAGCACCTTCTTTAATATCCCAATCACCTTCAAGCAACTGTCTTTGTTGGTGTTCAGGTAAGGAAAGAAGCATTGCTTCATAATCACCTTGACTTGAGAGGTACGGATTATCAGATAATCTAGCAGGGATAAATCTTCTTTTAAATAATGACTGACCTGCTTTACTGTGTCCGTCAGGGTATTTAAGAACCCTTCCTGTCTCAATATTTGTGGCATCAAATGCTCTTCCATAAGGTGCTGGGTCAATAAACATTTTCTTAACCCACTGATGACCCGGACCTCCGGGGTTAGTTGTTGCCCTCATATACACAGGTAAGTCGTGTGCAGTAGAACGTAATCTTGACCTCATGTAGTTCCAAGCAAATGGTGTTGCCCATTGCGTTAATTCGTCAAAGCCTATCCAACTAAAAGCTAAACCTTGATATCTTAGTACATCATCATCTCGGTCTAGGTAGGACATCCACAGTCTTGCACCTGAAGGAGCTACCCATTGCATCTTTCTTTCTGACCACTTTATCCCTTTCCATATAAGGGGATATAATTCTCTAGACTTCCAAACAAGTTCTCTTAGTTCTTCTGTCGTGTGTCGTAATAACAAACCACTAAATTGTGGATGACCCATATAACGTAGTGGGTCTGCTAACATGGCATATGACTTGCCACCACCTGCCGAACCACCATATAATACTTCTCTTTCAGGAGAAGCAAGAAACTCTGTTTGAGGTCCTTCATTAGGTTTAAAAACAATATTTTGTTCTTCTTCAGGTATAGCCTCTACAGTATTTACTGTGCTAGGCTCTTGCTCCAACTCTACCTTCTTCGATGGCTTTCGCTTTCTCGATTGCCTTTTGGGCGTATTCAGACCATCGTTTAAGAGTTCTAGCTTTGTTCTTACGTTGTCGTTCATGTAGTAATCTTTTCCTTAATCCTATGTGAGATATTTGTCTGCCTGTTTTTGTTGTTAGCCAATTAGCAACTTGTCTTAGTGAATATTGCTTTACATATTTTCTAGCTAACTCTAATGCTTCTAACTCGTAGGGTATAGGGTCAAGTAATTCTTTATCATCTTCGTTTACTTTATATCCAAACGGAACAGTCCTAGCTATACGTGGTATCTGTATCCATTCTTTTTGGTCTTCGTCTTTTAAATCTGTTGGTTGTGGTAACTTCCACTTGCCTAAACTTCTATCCATTGTCCTTCTTTGGTGGTAATAACATCACTCCACCTGATGCTTCCACCTGCACCTTTTCAGTTTTAACTAATCCAACTCTATCTAATAATTCTTTTGAGGCAGATAGTCTATCTCTAATACCTAACTGTGTTGGGTCATCTACACCACTTACCATAGCTACAGCAGCTTTAGGTGCATTACGACTCATATACATTTGAGTTGCATCCATGATTTCATCTTTCATAGAAGCTATAACACTAGAAGTAGATGTATGCTCTGAATATCCTGCAAGTAGTTTTGCCTGTACTACATCACCATTTGCTTGGTCAAAGAGAACATCTAAAAATTTTTGTTGTCTTTCTGTTAGTTCCCTCTTTGTCATATAGGCACTCCGTATCTTATAACTCTCTCTATTAATCTTTGTGCTCTGTTAGTTGTTTGTTTATACCAACGTGAGTCTTCCATCTGCTCTGCCATTTCAGGATAGTCTTCATTCTCTACGGCAGCAATCATCTTTTTAAATTTAGATAAACGAGGCTTCCCTAATTGAAATGACATATTTATTAATACATGTTGTATATCTTCAGGTAAACTATCAAAGTTACTAAACAGAGATTGACAATCTTTTATAGACACTTCTATATCATTCTCAAACCATGCATCAACTTGTTCATTAGGTACTTTTGTTCCTACAGGTTTACCATAATAATCTGTATCCCATTCTGTAATAAGATGTCCAATTCCTCCAGTTAAATGCGATTCTGAACATAAATACAATTCATATTTTATGCCCTCATCATCAGCGATTTCATTTTGTAATGTAACTAGATTCATTATTTCTTTTTCTTTTTTAAAGGAACATTCATTTCTTTAAACTCTTTTTTAGTTGTTTTTTTATACACATCTTTTTTCTTCTTAGAAACTGATGCTGTTAATCTTCCTTTTTTAAATGTGTGAGGGTCAGGTACTATTATAGAACTACCAACTCTTATTGTTTTCTGTTCTTTTGTTCCTTTAGTAGGAGTTCCTTTATCTTGACCTGTTTTAAACTTAGGATTTAATTTCATTAACTTTTGCAATGTAGTGTTATTAGCTTTAGCTATATCACTTAACGTATCACCCTTTTTAGCTTTAACTTTTTTTGTCATGGAACTAGCACCACCTGCTTTGGTAGCTTTAATTATATCGCCAAAAAAACTTCCTGTGGTAGATTTATTATGTTTCATTATATCAACCTTCTTGTCTGATTCTTACGTATTTCCTTGACATGAAGATGCCAAAAATAATTACCTATTTTACAGGTTATAGCAGATATCTTTAGAAATGTCAAGGCTTTTAGTGTCATTGATAATATGGAC